GTGCTCTTGATGTTTGGTCACTAAATCTTAACCCTGTAGATGCACCATTTGTACTTGAATAAATTTTTGAATAAGTATTTGAAGTTACTTCTAATGAACCACTATTTATAGTTCCTATGTTTAAAAGGTTTCTAGTTGCACCGTCAACAATAGTAATGCCACCAATTTGTATAGCATCTCCACTTGTAACAAAATTTGCTGTACTTTGAAATCTTGCAAGACCATAAACTTTTAAATCATAATTTGAATCAGCAGTACCACCTACAGCTAAATCTGTAAATGAAGAAGCTCCTGTAGATGTGATTGATCCACTACCGATAGTTCCTATATTTGTAAGGTTTCTTGATGCATCAATAAACTGAGTGCCATTTATAAAAAGACCATTGGTACTTCTAAAATGAATTGCAGTCCAATCTAAAGATGCGTCTGCACCTCCAACATAAAGTGCGTATGCATTGTCTGTGGTTGGTCGTAGATAAGAAGCACTACGATTAAACTCTATACCATAACCTAGTAATGTCGTATGAGAACCATCAAAATAGTGTGCTCTTACTTGTTTTGCAGTTGTACTATTTCCTACTGTAATGTCGCCACTATTGATACTCCCTGCAAAGGTGGCGTTTGTATCATGGTCTAATCTTAATGCTTCGTCTAAAGTAGAATTATTTTGCGAGACATTGAAAGACAGTCCTGTACTTGAATCTGAATCACCTAATATTGCCTACATCTATTCCTGCAACTGTTAAAGGAAAATAAATAGTATCAGCAGTTATTTGTTTAGTAGCTGTGATTTCTCCACTACTAATAGTTCCTGATAGATGTAGATTCCTAAATTTAAAACCTGCTGAACCTAAGTCAGTAACACCACTTGAACCTGTCCCTGCAAAAGTAGCAGGGATAATCTCACCACTTCCTCTAAATCTAATTCCAGAATCTGTAGTGCCATTATGTGCAATAAAAGTCTCACCACCTGCTGTTCCAATTCTTCCATTTGTGTTAATAGTAATAGCACCACTATTTATACTTGCTATATCCGTAAGGTTTCTTGACTGATCCAAAATGGTTGTTGATCCAACTTGTATTTCACCATTACCCAGTATTCTAAATCTTGGATTATTACCATTTGTTTTAAATACAATAGCATCAGTATCTTGCGTTCTTATTTGTAAGCCATCAGAAGCGTGATCGCCAATCAGCTTTGTACCATTATCAAACTTAAGTAATTTATTGTCACCAAGAACTGATATTGTTGCGGTTGTTGTTAGTTGTGGTGAACTTGTTGACATATCAAATATAAATGGATCAGTATTGTCTGAATTTCTAAACCTTATTTGTCCATCGCTATCCCCTCTTTTTATAAAAAAGGTATTGCCTGAATGTCCAATCTGTACTGAATTACTTGCATCATTAAGTTGTAATTGTGGGAAAGTTGATGTGGTAACTGATACCTTTCCGCTAAACTGACTGTTTTTTGTAGATTGATCTAATAACAATACTGGATTTTGTGAGCTTGTATCATTACTTAAAGCAACATCGCCATTATCTTTAAATATTACAGGGTAGTAAGAATTTGTATTGTCAACTAAGTTTAAAAATCCTGTTGAACCTATTTGCCACAACCAATGATAATTAGTTTTAGAAGAACCGCTAGTCCTCTTTAATTCTAATGATGGAAAATAATCGCCAACTGCATTTGAAAGAATTGATGCATTACCTGACATAACCACATCAATGTCGCTACTAGCAGTAATACCACCTGTAACGTCTATACCATGTGAAAAATCAAACTTATCATTGGTTGCATCCCAAAGAATCGTTGCATCATTGCCCTGACTAACTGCATCTTGAATAGTGATACCTGCTCCGTTTGCATTTGCAGAAGAATCACTTGTTGAGTAATTAAGAGTTATGTTTTTATCTTTGACATCTAAGTTAGCAGTATCAATCGTTGTGGTTTGGCCTTGTACAGTCAAATCGCCTTCCACAACTACATTATTTGTAAATGTTTTTGCTCCATCAATGCTTGATGCTAGAGCTAAATTAAATACTGCGTCACCAGATAAGAAATTTGCCCCTCCTGTTAATCCACTATTGCTTGGAGTAACAATCTCAACTTTAGTTATATCACCACTTGGCGCTACTTGCGAACCACCTGTAGAAACATAAAAACCGTTACCTGCTGGATCAGTAATTGAAATAACTCTTGTTGCTGTCGATGTAACCTTATTTGCAGTAGTGTCATAAGAACTATCGGTAGTTGATATTTCTGCTTTAATTCTATGTGTTGTACCTGTAGCAGATCCACTAAATGTGATATTTGATACTGAAAAATTTGCATTACCAGCAGCATCAACACATCCGCTATTTATATCTGTTGTAGTAGTTGCTAAGAATATTAAGCCATCCGGTGCTGGTAAAAATAGTTGATCTGTACTTGTAGTAATTTCATATTCAGTTGCAGAAGGTGAATTATCTGTTGATTTATTAAATACCTGGCTTCCTTGTGATTGATAAGAAGCACCATTATCACTTGAAGTAAATATTTCTATTTTAAAGTTATCTGGTATATCTGCTTCAGAATTACTAATTGCAGTTGATTGATTGCCATTTGCATTGCTACCACCAAAGGCTGCATTTAGAGCAATTGAAATATTTAAGTCTGTTTCCTCTGTTAGAGTAATGCTTTTGTAATCTACATCTTGCGTTGAGGTTGCAGAAAAAGTAGCTACTTTAGTTCCAGTAGTAGTTGATATTTGAGATAAAGCTGCATCAGTAAATCCTGTTTCTGCATTGAAAAACTCTGTTACACCATCATCTAAAAACAGTCTTAAATTTCTAGCATTGACTTTACCAAACTTATCTACTGAAAAGTTAGCAAGTGTAGGTATTTGACTACCTGACCAGAATCTATAATCTTCATTATCACCGCTAACAATTGCTACTTGGTCTGTACCTGCTGTACCTGCGGTAAAACTCTTAGTAGTTTGCACTTCACCTGTTCCAAGAACTTTAAATGGTGCATTTGCAAATGTGGCATTACCTAAATAAATTCCGTTAGTATCTGCTTTAAATATGGATGTTCCTGAACCAGCTTGGAAATCTCCGCTTATACTTGCACCAGTAGCATCAAGAATACCTGCTGAAGTTACTGTAAAAGCTCCTGATCCTATATCTATACTTCCAGCATCAATAGATCCCAAGTTTGCTGATATTGCTGACAAATCATCAACATCAATTTCGTTAGCGGTAATAGCATCAGCTTGAATGTCACCTAGTTTTACAGGCTCGTCTGCTACTGTAAATGGTAAAGATGTTTCATTAGATTCAGTTCCTAAAGTATTTAAAGAAGATACTTTTGCTACATAGCTACCTGTTGGTAAAAAGTTTAAGTCTACATTATTAGTATCTACTATTTTGTTAAGTACCTGAGTACCGCCACTTGTTGTTACATTTATTCTATATTGATAATCAGGATAATCTGTTGGCGTATCCCAAGATAAAAATGGTCTACCGGTAGAGCTTGAGTCTGTATCTGTAAATGCTACATTTTGAGGCTCTTTAACAGCATACGCTGAAGGAGTGTTTTGCAATGCTTCTGTTGGCTCTTGCGCTGGCACTTCCCATGTATACACATCAAAATATTCAATCAGGCTTACAGATACTAAACCGTTAGACTGTAGCTCTAAAGATTCTACTCTACACGTTTTATTATTAAATCCAGCACCAGCATAAGTGAAATTCACTATGTCATTTACATTCAATTTATACATTTGTGGCGTACCAACAAACTGTATTGTTATTTGATTTCTGCTTCTTGTAAGGATTGCTTTACCCATGTTATGAGCAATATAAGGATCTGTTATAAGTGGAAATGATGCTTTTATTTCTAAGACTTCACCATCATCATCTGAGGTGAAATCATTTGCATCTGTAGTAGCTGAATGTAATACAGTAGCAGTATCTAGTTCATATCTTTTATTTGCATTATAAAAATTTACTAAAACCTTATTTGCCTTTGCATCTTTATTGCCATAATCAATAGCTACGCCACCATCGGCTATTATATGATCGTCTGTAATGGTAAAACTTGGCGTACCTGTATCTTCTATATAGAGTTCATATTTGCCATCTATATAAAGTAATATACCTCGCATGTTTGCAAGCAATTCTTTTGCATTGTCCATTACAGTTTTAGATGGATTTATGACACCGTTGCAATGAAATCTTTTTACTTTGGCAATAGCTGTACCTGATTCAGAACTATAATTTGCATTTAAAGTGCCATCAAAATAAACTCTGTAACTAGGATTTTCATCGTAATACTGATCTCTTCTAACCTCTTTGATAGGTTTAGCATCTATAACAATATTGTCTGAGCTATCTCTTAGTGTAAATATTTCACCAACTTTGTTTTGCCACCAGGCTTCGTTCTTATCATCATCATTATCATTATCATCGCCAATATCAATATAATCATCATCTTCATCACCATCCCAAACTATATTTCTTGGCGTGTTTCCATAGTAAGGTTGATCTACTTGAGTATTAGCCACATTTGCAGCAGCAGTAAAGGTACTCATATTGATTTCGGATGAAGCTAATCCTTTACCGTATTCATCATTAGTTATGTAATCTAAGAAACATAATGCTGGATTATCTGACCATTTATACGTTGATGGTGTACCTAAAGTTTGATTTGTATCGGCTGGATCAAATACCCTTTTACCTTTTACTTGTACTGTTAATCTTGGAATACCTGACCAAATACCCTCTTTGTCATAACCTGCATGACAAGCAATATAGGCAACACCATTTAATTTATGCGCTGAAGTCCAATTTGGCATAGAAGCTACAAGCATAGGATCTGCGCTTTGAGATGCAGCGCCATGATGCAAGTTCATAACATACCTATAACGTGAAGTAGAGCTTGTTCCAAAACTACCAGCGCCAGCATTTATACCAGTTCCATTTTGTGAAACAGTATTTAGTGGTCTATGATGTGTATATCCTGTTTGTCCACTCCTATCTGAACCTATATAACCGCCATCTCTAAATCTTTTACTATCAGTTAATGGAGTTCCATCTAATTCAATAGTATGGCCCATAATTTCATCGCACTCACCAACTGCTAATGCATATACTATATATAAGTCTCTTGAGTCATTATTAGAGACATCCATATATACAATTTGCGCTCCAACTCTTCTAGTTCCGTAAATTACAGGAAGTGAGCCACCAGCAGCCGTTTTATTTGCTAATATAGCTTGACCTTCATTAAGTAAATCTCGCATTTGCAAGTAACCTTTTACTCCAACTGCAAGTGTTATAGAGCCAAATACTAACTGTATCTTTTGGAAAGTGCTAAGACCTTTTATTACAGGCCCTATAGCTTTAAAAAAGCTAGCAATAGCAGCAAAAAAAGCACCCATTATTTACCCCACCTAACATCATCTTTAATTTGCGTACAAAACTCAAAACCCTTATCACCACTACTAAAATTCTGCTGCGCTTCGTCTGTAAAAGTTCTACCTTTAATTAAGCCCCAATTTGACCAATGCGAAGCGACTGTTAATTTTATTATTGACTCTTTTAAATCCTCTTGAACTGCTACATTCCTTATATAGCCAGTAAAAAAACTTATAGCGCCTATCAAAGAATCATTAGCATCAAAATATGCTAGATGTATCTCTACTTTTTTATCAGTAAATGCTTTGTTCTCAATTAATGACCTAACCTGATCGGTGACATTTGAAAAGCCTATATTTACTTGATCTACTTGTAGCTTTCCTGTTTCAGTTATTGAGTCTATTGTTAGGAAAGAACCACCAGCTTCGTAGTCTTGGGATTCATAAGTAATATTTGAATACCAATCAGTTAGTCTTATATCTGTTGATAATTGCAGATTTACTAGGAAAGCAGTTTTTATATTTGGTGATGATACTGCTGTTTGTAATGCTGTTGATAGAGTTCTAGGCATTAGGTATAACCTCTCTAACATCAAATGAAATACTATAAAAACCAGAAGAATTTGTTGAATATACTAATTCATCGCTTTCTAAATAAACTGTAAATGGTGGTTTGTTACATGTGACAACTTCATTATCTGCTAAAGTGGCTATGAGTGGAGGGCTAATAAGTGCGTCTAATGCACCGCTACCATCGGCATCTACATTTGATCGAATCATATAAACTTTTGAATGATTGGCAAATTTAATTAAATCACCAGCTTTGAAAGCATTAGTTTGATTTGCTGTAAAGCCATCTAATTCAATTTGCGAATCACCAACTACCTGGCTACCTACCACCTTCACATTTGCATTGTTTTTAGCAGCGCCCAAGTTATCTAGTGGTGGTGTTATTAAAAAGTCCTCAAAAGATCCGTTTTGTTTTTGTAGAAATGCAAAATAGGTTTGTGCATCTTCTTGATTTAACGGTGGCAACTGAACACTAAATGAGAAATATTGTGCGCCTATTTGCCTTACCTGTTTTTTACCTGATAAAGTTTGATTAAGCAAAGTAGGCCTATTGTCTTTAAACTGTAATGTTGAAAAATTTACTGTTGTTGGGAAAGTACCTGACATTAAACTACACCCATTTTGCCTTGATTATTCATAGCATTATTTATAATGCTTGTAATAAGTCCTTTTCTTGATGTTAATAATTGGTCAAAACCTGCTGCATCTACTGTTGAAATATTAAAATTAACTGTAGTTGCCATTGGCTGACTTTGTAATGTTTGTCCTTTATGGTGGTCTATAACTGTTTCTCTTGGATGCATCATGGCAAGGAAGCCTCCCTTTCCATCTAATCCACCTGCTCTAGCACCCATACCTGTAAAACCTCCGCCATCAAAATCAAAAAGAGTATCGTTATCTGTTAATTGATTGTATTCTCTTGTACCTATAACTTGATCTCTTATTCCACCTAAGAGCTTTCCAAATGATGCAAACATTCTATCTATAAGTAATTTCTGTACAGCTATTCTCATTAGCTCTTTAAC